ATTGTGTGCCTCATCGTAATAGATACAGTCAATATCAATGTCAGACTCTACAATACGACGGAGACTGTTGTATGTGGTGAATATAATCTCATGAATACCAGCAGTCTTACAGACAGCATGATGACACTGAATCTGTTGAACTTTAGTGCTGCTAGCGAAAGAAGTCTCACCACTATGAACGTGAAACATCTCAGCATTTACAGTACCATTGAGAGCATTCCAGAACTCATCACACAATTGGTTTGCCAACAGAATACGTGGGGCGACCACTACAATAGTCTGTGGCGTGGTGGCAGCGAGCAAACGACGCTCAGTGTCCTTGATCATGACGAGAGTCTTACCACCACCTGTGGGGACAATGACCTGACCAAAAGAGTTGTTCTCAAGAGCAGCAAGTGCTCGCTGCTGGTGAGGACGGAGGGTGAGCATGAATGCCTTGCTGACTACTCTATTATTATAGCAGAAAACCGCCCTTGTGGGGCGGTCTAATCCAGTTACGGAAGTGTCACAGTCGGATGAACTGACCCGCTTTTACATCTTCTTTATGGAAGTCTTGAGCAAGGTGAGCATGTTGACAGTTCTTATGCTCCCATGGATAGCATCCATTGGAAACTTTATAGATAAAGATTTTATCAAGATCTTCAGATAGATTTGGGAGTACAACACTATGTACTTTATTTCGTTTTACTTCCAATGATTCAACACGGGTAGGAGTATCAACAGAATCTTGAATGTTGAGCCAACTAGTTACAGGAACCCGAGCAGCATGAGAAAGTAAAGGATTAGTACGAGACCCCCAGTTAGACATATTGATGTAATGATTATGATCGTGTTTCTTGAGAACTTCTTCTTTATAAGAGTCAGTAGATCGGGCAACAAAATCCTGATACGTAGTGTCATTGTGAGAAGTATAACGCTCAGTTTTAAAATTGGTATGTCCATTGCTGACAATAAAACTTACCATCTCTTTAACAATAGTACCCATGGCAGTCTTACCAAGAGAATTATTAGCAATCAGATGAACTTGATCAGCAATATCTTGCTCACATTTAATTTCATTCTTAGAAATACCAAACTTAATATGTTCAATGACTTCATCTCGGTTGTTGAGCGTAGCATGGAACATACGTTCATTGTTAAGTGTCTTAGCAAAACATTTCTGTGCCCACTCATTGTCACACTTGACGTAAACAAACATATATCCAGGAATACCTAGACGAGCACACACATCATGACGGTGACCACCAGTAAGAATATCACCAGTATCAATATCAATATAAACAGGAGGACATCCACAATCAATGCCATTTTGTTCAACATCATCAGCCATCATATTGACTTTTTGCTGATTTGTACCAAGAAAACGACCAATATTATTTTGCTTTACAACATTTTTCCAAAGACCATACTCTTTCTTTATGATCTCAATACCATCGATTCCTTTGTCAGTTACAGAAGCAGTCCAATTATCGGGATCCCTGAGTTTTTTATCAAAGTAATCACAGATATATTCAACAAATTCTGGAGCAGAAGTAACAGTCATTTGGGAGATTTGATTGAACAGTCATACTGTAACCCATAAAAAAGGGGGTAGCAAGACCCCCTGTGACACTTATTCAATTGGTGTTGGTTCTGGTTCCCGAAAACCCTTCATTCCGTCATTACCACCAGCATATCCATCTTTAGTGAAGATAACATATTGAATAAAATAATCATCTTCAACATCTGATTTAGAATTAGGAAAATTATCTCTACAAAATTCTCTTGCTGAATCTTCTGTACTAAACTCTACAAAAGTAAACTCATTATATAATAATTTATCAAAGATAGCAGGGTTTTCAGACTGCATATTCATATAATATGCCGAGTAAATACTATTTGCTTTAGTAGCATCGTCAACATTATCAGGACCAGTAGTTCTTAAAACAACAACTGTAGTGTCTAATGCTTGTGTATAGTGGTACAACCACTCCATAAAGTTTTTAGATGATACGTACATGTCACTCTCCTAAATTTAAATTATCAATATTGATGCCAGATAGACCAGCATCTAATTCATATTGTTGAATTTTATCCCAGATTTGTTTACTCATCGGAATACCCTCCTCCAACCGTTTCTTCTCAATAATTGCCGCTTTCTCTACATTACCATGAATTGCTTCGATAGCAAATCTACCACTTCCTTCAACAGTTTTTTTGAATTGATCACTAGTTGATAGATATTCAATAGAATGCTCTGGGTCAAATTCATGATATTGCTGTGGATCAATTGGCCACTTAAACCCAGCATCCCAAACAAGATAATCTAAGAGATCATCAAAATCTTCGGGAGTTTTAATATTATCTCTTAAATATGCTCTATATGTAGCCCACAGTTCAACTTCACCTTCAAATACTTCTGGAGCATCTGCTAATTGAGACCAAGCAGATTTTTCTAGTAATCTAGTTTTAATTAACTGACGTTCTTCATCAATTTTATCAATGTATGTAGCACTTTTTGCCATCTCAACAATTTCTCTACTTCGTTCAATCTCAGAATCAACTCGTTGAACTTCAATAGTAGCCTTCAAAACATTAAAAAGTTCTTTGATCTCACCTTCAGCCATCTCACCATAGTTATATCTATTATATCTTGCTTTTTTTGTAGTAAAATCAAATTTCATTTTCTCTTTATCTAAGATGTATTCACCATCTTCATAAATTGAGAAATCTACAATTCTATCATTATCATTAGTCCACTCATCTGGCAAATTCTTTAATAGATTAGAATTTACTGTTTCTGATAATTTACAAGCGTTGTATGAATATTCACCATCAGAATTTTTAATCCTAACGATCATTAATCTAGAAACAGCATTCCATTCCAAAATAGGTTTATGCTTTTCTGGAGGAGTAATAGATTCAAATTGGAAATCTTCTGGATTGAACGCCATCTCAGTCAAAATACTTTTTACTATTTAGTACGCCTTGATTACCCATTTCGTCCACAAGTATGGAGAAACCAAACTAACCTGATCTTGTGGTGCTAAAGACGGCGTTGGAACTAACTGTTTAGTAGCAGAAAGTGTAAATTGTCCAGGTAAAACTTGAACACCAAGATCCGTTATAGAGTTGAATGGTAAATCAACAACATTCTGCTTGTAATCTTGAGAAGCAGCGGCAAGACCGTCGCTTTGATTACCAGCAGAATCAAAGTTACCAAAACTATACATAGCACCACTAGCACCATTATCAAATGGTTCAAGCAAAGAAATATAGTGATCATGTGCTAATTTTTGGAGAGGAACAAATCCTTTCACCGTAGCAATTTTAGAGGGGATATCAATAGCACTAAACCACTTATAAGCAGGGTCAACACCTAAAAGAGATGAAGTTTGACCACCATTCCATGGAGAATTTGTCACATCAATATAAGAATTAATCTCATTAAAATCAGCACCACTATCTAATTGATCTTGAATCCATTTGGGATCGGGTGTTTCTTCAATCGAGTTAACCCCGATGTATCCACTAGGTTGAGTCCACTCTTCATTTTCATCATCATCACCACTCCACCATACAGTATCTTCACCAGGACAATACGCCGATTTAGGTAAATAAGATGATGGAACTGTTGGACGAGGAGCACTAGTGTCCCAGTACATATATCCCCAAGCATTCCAGAAACCATCGCTTGCAATTGCCGTTGGACCAGAATCATCACCAACTGGATTATTTCCAGATGTTTGAAAAGGTACTTTCCATCCACCATTTTGTCCCCAAGTTACTCTACCTTTAACAGCAACAGGATCTGGCTCTCCAGTAACCAATTCATGGAAGTGTAATGGAGTATCATAAATTTTTTCTTTTTTAAGTCCAACTTTACAAATAGTATCTCCAATAACTTGGAATTCAATCAAACCACCAACATCATTATATCCAGTAGTTGATACAGAAGCAATACCAAAATAATCAGATTCTGTTGGTGGTAATCCTTCAGCAGGAGTATCTACCTGCTCTAATTCAGCAACACCAGGATCGCCAATAGTATCAATAAACCACCTACCACCTGTTGCTCCAGGTTGACTATTTCCAGGAGATCCTGCTTGCTTAGTTGGATTAAATGATGGTACTAATGAAGGTGAAGCTAATTGGTTGCCATCAATAACACCAGTGCCTTTCACATATCTATTTCTAAAATCAGGTAGTCTGAATGATGTTTTAGCATCTCCAATTGCTTTTAAAACATTTCCTTTAAAATCACGAATCTCGATAGTGAAAGTACCACCTTCTGCTTTTTCTCCATATTTATTTTGAATAGCAGCATAGAGTAAGGGATAAGATTCGGGATCTACGTAACTACCATCACAATACAAGAAACTAGGGAATCTAGAAACAACACTACCTTCCAAATCTCCCCAGTTATCAGATTTAGTAGCATCTTGAAGAATAGGAATAATAGAACCTATAGGAAGTCCATCAAATTTAGTATCAAATCTAACTTGTTTCCCAGCATTAGGACCAGCAACAACATATTTAACTGGTTGAATGGAACTATACCACTGACTGAGTATAGGATCTTGAACAGGAGCAGGAGTTTGTACAGTAAAACTTGTAGTGTAATTACCAAGAGTAACTTGCCCTGTGACAGAAAATCCTGGAATGACTGAAGAAGTTATTCTTACTTTAAACGTATCTCCGTTTTGGACATTAGTAGGAGTACCAATAGTAGATGGTGCCCAAGCTCCAGTATTATTCTTTCTAACTTCTAATCCATTGGTAGTAATAAGTGGCAAACTAATACTACCACCTAAACCAGAAACAGATACAGTTTCATCTGCTTCTGTATCAACATTAGGACCAGTAGCAAGTTTAGAAGCAAATGTAAATGGTACTGGGTTTGCTGTAAATGATCCAGCAATGCCTACTCTCCAGTCAGTTACATATACAGGATATACACCTAATCCTTCCACTAATCCAGAAACTACCTGAGCACCAACTCTAGTATCAAAATGTCTCTGCTCACCAATAACATCAGTAGTTTTATAAAATAATCGAACAAGAGCATCTGGATTAATATCAACAATATCTTCTGGATCTCCATTACTATCTAATTGAGCAACACCATCAACATAAATTGTCGGTAATTCAGCTGTAGATGAATTAGAAGGAGCATCACCAACATTTGGTGTCACTTGAAATTTAACTGTAGTTTCGATACCATCAATAAAGTTTGAGTTACTCCACACATCCTCATTAAGATCGTTATTTAAGGAATCAATCCATGTAAATGAATTGGGTTCGGTATCTTGCTGACTTTTTGTTTTAATAGACCATTGACTAGTTGAACTAGTTCCAATGCCAACAACAATGTTAAAAGTTGTTGTAGTTACGAAAGTAGTTGATGAAGTTCCTCTAAGTTGTAGTTCTTGACCATTTGAAATTTTTTGTCCACTATCTCCAGCGTACCAAGCACTCCAAGATTGTCCAACAGTTCTAATTCTAAATTCGGCACTTTGATCAACAGAAACCGTAACAGGAACATTAATACCACTAATCACTTCAGTTTCACTAACAATAAGTGAATTAAGATCACAAGGATCCACAGTAGCAAAATTATAAAAATCTGGAGTTCTATCTGGTTTTGGTCCAGTCTTAAGTACCCATTCTCCAGGAGTTTGACCTACATCTACTTTTACAGTATATGTTTTAGTATATTCAGTTCCAGTAGTTCCTTCTAACTGTAAATATTTGTCATTAGTAATTTGTGTTGCTCCCCAAGCACCACAATCGTTTCCAGATAATGTATCACAAACTCTTGCTCTAACATTAAATCCAGGAGCAACAACACTAATAGGCACTCCTCCAGTGATACTAGTAATTAAAGCACGATTAGAAAGAACAGTTTCATTAGCATCCAATCCTTCTACAGTATCAAATGAATATGCATCTGGAGTAACATCTTGTGGAGGATATTCAACATAAACAACACCATCTTGACCAGGAGCAGCACCTAATCCAGCAAAATTTGAAAGAATAACTGTAGTACCACCAGCTGTATCAGCATAGGCACCACCATGACCACCACCATAAGCATCTAAGTCTCTATTATCAAAAATATCTGGGTTTGGAGCAATAATACCAGCATTACCATCAAAACCGCCGCCTCCGCCGCCTCCGCCACCGCCTTGAGATGGTCCAGGTTTTAAAGTAGCAACAATAGTATCAGAAGCATTTAAAAATTGTATATAATCAACAGCATAAGCATCATTGGCATTTAAATTATCATTTTGTACACTAGTAGGAACAACACTATTAAATTCAGGACTTCCAGCGGTAGATTTAAATTTTAATTGTAAGCTACTAATTTTTTCCCCAGCATTTAAAGGAACATCATAATTCTGCCAAGATCCATATTGATTATCGAAAGTTGGGTTACCAATTGAAGGGAAATTAGGAATAACAGTAACTACTCTTGGAGTTCCAGATCCAATTTCTAGTGTAAGACTTTCGTTAGAACCATTAGGTCTCTCTCCACCATTACTATCATTACCAGCAATAGCACGAATACGTAATTTAGCAACACCAGTTGTATTTGAATTCCATGTTGCTGTTCTTTCTGTAACTAGAACTGGGTTATACTTACCCATGAATAATAAACTAGTATTATCATCAGTAATAAATCCACCCAATTCTCCAGTTCCAGGATCACCAAAAGGTCCGTCACCAGACCCAACAATAGAACAACCAACAATTGTCGGGTTCCAGTTTCCACCATCAGATCCATCATCACCAGCTGTATTTAAACCACTGGTTGAACTCTTAACTGTGCCATGATAAACAATAGAATTACCAAACTGTTTAGATCCTGGCAATGGCGGTACAGTATCATTACCACCACCAGCACCACCACCGCCGCCGCCTGCCATAGCAATCAAAGTACCATCAGCCATAGTAATAGCAGCGGCACCACCGCCGCCGCCACCTGCTCCAGAAAAATCTTCAAATCCAGCATTACCGCCATCACCACCATTAGCATATCCAAAACCACCATCACCACCCTGACCATATCCACCAGTAGCACTATTAGGAGCTCCTTCACCGAATGCTCCACCTTCTTCTCCTTTTGTAGGAGCATAGAAATTTAATGCTCCTGATGGAGTTACGCCATCAGATTGAAGTGGAAAATCACTTAAAGATTTTTGTACTCTAACTCTAAGTAAGTTACCAGCACCACCACCAGCACCATAACTATTAGGAGCATCATCTCCACCCGTACCACCACCAGCACCAATTAGTGTAACAGTGAAATCTTCTAGAGCATAGTAAGGAATAGTTTGTGATACTACTTGACTTTGACCATTAATAATAATATTACCAAAGTCTCCTTCAGAATTTGTTTGTCTATTATAGATAATAAAAGTATCAGATACAGTATCACTACCAACACCTACTGTGTAGGTAGTTTGGGTAATAGCTCCAGATCCAGAAGCAGCAGTTTTTCTAATATAAAGATAGTCATTAGTAGGTTGAATAACAATATTATTTCCCCAGTTAGATTCGTCAACACTAAGATCAGCACCAGCAGTAGATGTAGTAGCATTAGTTTGAACATCCAATCCTTGAATAGGAACTTTAGCAATATACTCTACACTACCTTCCGCCAAGAAAACAGGTCTAGCATGAAATGGGAATGGAACAACTCTCTTACTCCTAGTATTGAGAGTCATTGTAGTAACTTCATCAGGAAATAATTTGGCAGGACCATTAGTAGGGTTGCCAACATCAGGATTACCGAATGGTGGTCCTTGTATTTTTATTGAAGAAGTTACTGCTTGAGATCCACTAGCACCCCAAGTTAGACTAGAGTTAGTTTTTAAATTAATAACGTCGCCATTCTGTACCGTTACCGAGACGGTACTCCATGCTCCAGTGTTGTTCTTTCTTATTTGACCAACAGTTCCATCAATAATTGCTTTAATCTCTACAGTTTGTCCATTTAATGTAGCAACATAAGATTGTGTAGTAGCAATACCATTGGTTTCGCCAGATCTTCCATAATTAGTGAGAGGAGTTTCTAAATCATTATAAGCACCAGAACTAAACTCAGTTCCTAATCCTGATACTGGTATATCAGTAAAATACATGAGTCCAGGTTCACACTCAGCTGTTGTGCCATTAGAAACATAAACTACCTCATATTCTTGAATTTCAATTTTAGCATTATCAGCTGAAACTCCAGAAGGGGAAATAATATTAACTTCATCACCAATCTGGTATCCATATCCAGGATCCTGAATAAAAACCGTATTCCTCTTATCAACATTAACAAAAGCAGTACCTGATCCACCAGCACCCATTCTAATTTTCATCCCAGATCCACTTCCACCAGTAGTGTTAAATGTTTGGGTATAATTAAATCCAGCTCCAACATCAAGAATGTCAGTTTTGACACCATATGTAAAGATACGATCGGCTTGAATGTCATTTGGATAACGATCAACTTGTGTCCAAGATTGCCATCCATCTTCCTGATTACCTAGAACTTGAGTTTCTTGGTAAGTTCCCGATCCATATGATCCTGCTGACACATTTTCATAAGTATTACTACCTCTAGTATAAGTTTGTCCACCAGTAGCATAAATTTTAACTGTGCCAGATTCTTTTTGAGTAAAATCAGACCCATTTGGCAATCTAACCCAAACGTCATCACCAAGAACAACACCATTTAATGAAGTACTATATCCAGTAGTAGGAGGATTATTGCCACCACCCCCTTCTACCTTCACCATTCTGGTGTCACCAGTTCTAGAAACCCTTAATACAACGTCATCGTCAATATTAGTAATATCTACTTTTTTATAAAAATATGTACTTCCACCATTATTGGTAGGAACTTGGTCAACCCTATCAGTAAATTCTAATTCACTAAAAAGAATGTCTTGATCTTGTGGTCTAGTTGTAAAATTCCAGGTTGCTCTTACTCTAGAGCTGTTGTTTAACCCAGCAGTAACAAATGCTGATGGCCATCCACCATTGTAAGATGTTTCACCTACACTAAAATCAACAGCAAGGGTAGTAATATACCAGTTAGGCGTCTTAACACGTAACTGTACTTTATCTCCTGGTTGTAATCCAGTATTACCAGGAGCAGCAAGATTAGCAGTAACACTAGTTCTCCACCCAGGAGATACTGCGCTACCATTTCTAAAAATACAAAACTGTGGTTGAAAAGTTGTTCCAGTCTGAGATGTATTATTATTTTTTGGTCCGTTAGCAGTTGCTCGAATACAAGCAGGAACAGGAATTTCTATATTATCAATTTCAACTACGTTAGAATAATAGGTAGTAAATTTCTCAAAATCGGTATATGAAGTTCCTAGTGTTTCGGTAGTCGCATTGTATTGAGAAAGATAACCAAGTTGATCTGTAAAAGAAATTGCATCAATTTTTCCATCAGGAACTTTAGTAGCGAAAGTAATTCCATTACCATCTCCACCAACTTCATCAAATCCTGTACCTATTTGGACATCTACACTAACACTAGTGTTCCACGTACTGGGAGTCGGGTATCGTACTCTAACTATATCACCGTTACCAACGTATACTGGATTACTGCTAAATGGCATTACTACTCAGGTTACTGATATTCCTATTTGTTATTTAGGTCGGATGGTCTCACATTAATCCAAGGACCGTTATTAATTCTAACTTGAATGGGTTTATCAGAAGTAATTTCTTTCTGTTCGCCCTGTTCAGCATTAATATGTAATCTACCAGACGTATACATACCATCTAGTTCCATATCATATAATGCTGGAAAAATTTTACTTAGATTATTTTTTTTAGTCATAATGAATTCCAATAAGCATTAGCAATAATTTGTACAACGGATTCTTCACCAGAAATATCGTCACCTTTATTTAAATAGCGGTCAATTTTAACATTATCAACAACTCTATCTTCATAAGTAATTTCGTATCTTTCCCACAACCCAATTTGTTGTGATCCTAACACGACAAAAACTCGTTCTAATCCTTTTTTTGTTCTAGTGCTAGCCATTTTATATTTCTCGTATATTTTTCCAGGTATTACTATTATTTATTAGCACTTGAGTATTCGGATTGTCAGATCTAATTTCTACTGGAATGTCAACATCATTAACAGTAACAGTACTAGTTTGAACATAAAATTCAAGTTGAGGATCATTTACAATTAGATCAATATCTTCATATGGGTAAATACCAGTAACACTACTAAAATCAAAATCTTCTTTAATTTTAGGTTTTTTAGTTTGAAATGTAACATTAAAAGCATCAAGTGATCCAACTGTAACAGGGATAACTTTATTATTAAATTTACCAAATTCTGATCCAGCGGGTAAATTACTAATGTCAGTATTATAAGGAGCACCAGTAGTTCGTAAATATATAGTTTGCCCGTTAGTAAAGTATTTTGGATTACTAAATCCACTATTATTAGAACTAGAAAATGTAACAGCACTTGCTGTAGTTTCTACTTTAACAACCATATCAACACCAGAAAGAGTTCCTATGCTTTTTGTAGCATTTGTTTCATTTGGTTCTATATCTTCATGTAATGTTGTCCATGTATTAGATGGAGTATTATCATTTCTAACATTTACTTCAAGTGTTTCTGTATCACACCCAGAAGCATTACATAGTTCTAATGTATATGTTCTTGTAGCAGGAGTATTATTATTTGATGACTGAGGTAAATTAGTAATACTAGTGTTTCCACTAGCCGAATTTGGTAATGAGATATTATCTACGTTACTCGTAATTTTAGCACTAGTAATAGAAGTAAGTGAATTAGAAGTCCAATATAATGTAGTACTATATAAAGGAGATCCTGAAACAGAACTATTTTGTGGATTTGGATCAGCGTAAAAAGTAAGAATCTCTGGAGGAGGTGGCAGACTAACACCAACCCAATCTGCTGCCATTCCCCAAGGACCACCACCACTGTTAGCTGATGACATTGAAATAGTATAAGTTCCAGGAGCAAAGTTATTCGGAGTTTCCCTCAATGTCCATCCGCTATAACCACCAGAGTCAAATTGTTTTACACCATCAATAAAAATTGACCCTTGGTCATCAACAGCAGTTCTGAATTGTTGCTTCCCAAAACTTTGAAAAGTAATAGACCAACTGTATGTCCGATTTGCACCAGATCCGCTATCGTTTCCACCAATATTAAGACTATTCATTTGAGCGGACCAGGCACCATTAGAATTTTGTCCTGTAAAACCTTGATTATTGGCAGATCTAGTTGTCCAACTACTATCTAATGTCATTGATTTATTAAGATAAACGTTTGGGATTTAAATTTTCGGCATTTTTCCAACTATCATTTACCGATACTTGAACATTAGAATTTGTTGATCTAATTGGAACATCAATTTCAATATCATTACATGTAACACTATTAGTTACCATATAAACATTAGGATCTGGATTTATAAAATCAATATCAGGATTTGGAACATATCCAGTTTGATTTCCATAATTAAAAGATTCCTTAATTACGGGTGCTCTTGTTCTATATGTTACATTAAATGCTGCCTTGCTACCAACTTTTACCGATTTTACTCTGTCATTTGTTTTCCCAACATTAGAATTAACAGAAACTCCAGACAAATCAGTATTGAACGGGGCTGGTATAAATCGAATATACACATTTTGACCAGAATTTATTAATTTAGTAGTATTAAATCCTGAAGTACTACTAGTACTAAAAGTAACAGCACTGCTAGTAGAACTTACTTTAGTAGGCATATCTACTCCCGATAATGTACCAATTTTTTTGGTAATTGCTGTAGTTGATGGATCTACAGTAAACAACGTAGTCCATGAATTGGATGGATTATTATCATTTCGGACCTTAACCGTAAGTGTTTGGGTCACACAATTGCCTCCACTACCACCAGCACATAATTTTAGAGTATACGTTACTTCTTTTGGTGTATTGTTATTATTTGTCTGTGGTAAGTCTGTTATCGAAATAGGAGAACTAGTTAGTTGAGTATAACTACCATTTCCTTTTTTATAAGCAGCATAATCATAATCTTTCCCAGACCATGCAATAGAAGTGCTGTATAAAGGTGTACCTAGTGAACTATTCTGTGGATTTGGACTGGCAGTAAAAGTAGAGATTTCTGGGGTAACTTCCTGCCACGTTACTTTTACACTACCACTAACCTGATTAGTACTATCGCTCTGGTATGAAAGATAAGTGCTATTATATTTTGATCCTCCACCAGATCCGCCGCCTGCTGTTTTATTATTAAAATTAGGATCAGAACCACCTTGACCACCGCTACCACCAGAAGCTCCAGCGCCACCTCCTCCACCGCCACCACCGTCGTTGGGTCTACCATCAGGAGCACCATTAATTCTCCCACCATTGCCTCCACCACTACCACCGTTAGATAGTCCACTAGACCAGCTACCCCCAGCACCGCCGTTGTCTCCAGGTCTGTTTGCGCTAGCGCCGCCACCGCCGCCGCCACCTCCAGCTACGATAACCCAATTTCCACTCAGTTTTACTCTAGTGGATCCACCACCACCACCGCCGCCACCTGAATAGGGATACGGTCCAGCATCCGCGCCCCTCCCTCCACTATCCCCGCCAGCACCACCGTTGCCACCACCAGTTCCAACAGCATCATTAGCACCGTTAGATCCTTCTCTACTACACCACATTTGTATAGTATATCCAGTAAAATCATAAGCCGATTTTACTGCAAAAGTGCCGCCTCTACCACCATTACCAGATCCACCATCATCATTAGAATCGTCTCCACCATCACCACCGCCTGATGCTTTAACAGTGATACTTACATTTGTGCCGTTTGATGGTATGGATACTTGTGTTTCGCTAGTAGAAGATGTTGAATAAGATTTAGGAGTCTTTGCCATTTATATCTCCCGTACATACTGCCATGTATCATTATTTATTGAAATTTGTATATCTGGGTTGTCTGATTTTATTTCTGTACTAATTTCACCAGAACCAATGTTAGAAGTAATTTGTCCTCTTGATAACTCAATTTCATTACATTCAACACTATTAGTTACCATATAAGATATAGGATCTGGATTTATAAGATCAATATCAGGATTTGGAACATATCCAGTTTGATTTCCAAAATCAAAATTTTCATCAATGACAGGTCTTTTTACATTCCACGTAACATTAAAATTTTTACTACCCAAATACATTGTAAATGTACGAGAAGCAATATTTCCAGTAGTATTAGAAGTTCTTCCTGTAATATCAACTTCGTAATATGGCATAGGAAGAGTTACATAGATATTATCTCCAGGGTAAAATAACCAGGGATTACTACTATTAGTATTTGTTTTTCCGAGAGATCCACCTGACGCTGTGATATATCCCCAAACAGGCATATCAACTCCAGATACAGTTCCTATGTTTATTGTTGCTGTTTCTGATGGATTTAATTCACTTTCCGTTTTTGAAATTACTGCATTAGTTGTAGTTGGAGTCCAATCATTTTTGACACTAACCGTCACTGTTGTACTAGTAAAAGTACCGCCATACCCATATGCCACAACATTATAAGTTTTAGTAGCAGGACTAGTTCCATTAGCATTAGACTGTAACCCTGTGCTTATATTAGTGTTTCCACCTCCACCATTATTATCCGTGTGATAGACAACACCAGATTTTTTAACCTCTACTTTATCGGCATAAGATGTATCCCAAGCAATATTTACCACATCGCTAGGAGTATTTTGTATACCACCACTTTGAGTAGGATTTAAATTTTCTTGATTTGTAACAGTAACACTATTAATTACTGGATCTGCCCAGTACCAAGCCCATCCAGCATATCCTTCACCGCCTGATCCTGAATCACCATCATCATTATTACCTGCCCCTCCTCCACCAAATGAGTTAGCATCAATACCACCAGGACAACCAGTACACCCAAAACTAGGACTATCACCACTCCAAGATATAGTAGCGCCTTTTCCACCTTTACCATCACCACATCCACCACATCCAGCAGCTCCTCCACCATCTTGTCCAGCGTCATCATCAGAACCAGAATTTCCACCCGCGGTTTCTAGATTTCCAGTTCCAGATCCGCCGCCTCCACCACCTGAGTTATCAGTTCCAGTTTCTCCACCTGTAGCTAATGCTATATTAGAACCAGTAGATCTCCTAACAAATGAACTAATACCAGCGTTTCCACCTTTACTACTAGTTCTCCTGGGAGATTTTTGTGCTTGTCTCCATGTAATAGTTTCGCCAACTGATATATCAGCATAACCAGCGGCTTTACCTCCACCGCCTCCACCACCACCGTCTTCATCACCATCATCATCACGAAATCCACCACCACCAGCACCAATACAGGCTGCTGTAATTCTATCGACATTATTTTTCTGCCAATTACCAGTGGATCCACCAGATCCACTTTTTTCTACAATACCGCCGAATACTGACATAGCTTTAAATTTTAATAACGTATTCCATTAAGATGAAAGGGGGAGTTGCTTCGTCCAACTTATAAAGATTAGCAGTAGTAATAGTAACCGTAGTTTCTAATCCAAGAGCATCAATAATAACAGGATTACCATTTTCTTCAAAAATATTGTACGTCATACTATTTTGTGCTTTAATTTGTGCCACAGTAGGAAATTCAATAAAATGACTATGTTGAGCAACAGGTACAGATGGATCTGGTGATTGAATTAGTTTCAAATTATTAGATCCTTCATTAACACCGTCATTATCACCAATAGCAGATCCACTAAATGTAACAAATGTAGAATCTAACCACCCTCCAAGATAACTAAAAACACCAACATTACAATTATGTCCATGTGCTTGAAATGCTTGTTCACTAGTGTAAGCTTTTAGTGTCTTATTATCAGATGTAATAGTTTCAAAAAATGGATTGCCAATAAATTTTTGATTAGACGGTGGTTCAATTTCAAATCCACCAGTATATGTAATTTTTTTACTGTTACCAACTAAAGATATGACATTAATTTCACATCCCACTCTATAATTTACATTAGCATCTTCATTTTGAACTGTGGAGTTTAAAAGAGTACCAGAAGAAGGTGAAGCAGATATATATTTTGACCCAAGATCTGGTAATTGAAACTGTGTATTTGCTAGTTCTTGATCATCTTTTTTAAACTTAGAATTTTCACCAACTCCCAAAACGGAAGCTAATACAGGAAAATCTGCTGTTAATAAAATAGATCCATCACATCTTAAAAATCCAGCTGGTAGTAAAGGTTTCCAATCCCCTTCATTAGGAACTGAACCCGCGGGTAATTTAGTTGGAAAAGGTATGATTGTGCCAGTAACACCACCATATCTAGATTTTTCTCTGGTGTAATAAACGGACATTAGTATGCTCGGATTAGGTTAGTGACAGTAAGAGACGCTACTCTTGTAGTAAATGTAATTTGTAAAGCATCCGTAACATTTTCTGGAACAACATTGGGTTGACATTGAACAGATAATTGTTGCGGAACATCTAAAGCATCCCCATCATATTTAACAGCAAAGGTGCCATCATGATCATGTGTTTCAATAACATCATTAGTTATTGAGGATGCTACATCGTTTTTAAAATCAACACCAGAATGATTAAATAGCACAGGAAAAGGACCCTGTTCACCGCCTTCATCGTCATTATTAGCATCACCATCAAAATAGTTCGGAACAGTAATTTGTTGTAAACTATCGGAAAAAGGTATTTTAAATCCAGGAAATATTTGCCCAGTATCTATCATATGTTGTAATTTTTCTTCATCAGTACCAGCAGGATCTCCACTACCACTAGATAAAGATATACTATTTTTACCATCTGCTGTTCTTAAATTTTTAACAGTATTAGCATTAAACCATGTTTTACCAATACCATGAGCAGCGGCAGCCGTTCCAGCAGGAATATGATTAGTAAGTGGTAATCCACCACCAACAACACCAATACTATATCTACCTTGAGGACCAGCAGTAAAAGGACTTTCGTTTAATCCATCAATTTCTGGATCACTTGGATCCATTTCATTCAAGATATAAACTCCTGGTTTGGCAGAGCAAGTATAATCAAAGTTAACACCAGGAATAGGACAATTAAAATCAATACCAATAAAATTTTGTTCTGGTGGGCATGGGTTTCTATACTTATAAGCATCCTGCATAGTAAACGATGGTGTAGACCAAACAGTAGTACCTAGACCAGGACGATTGCCAGCATCATTATAATTAGTAGTAAGATATGTTCCTTCATGATAATGTTGTGGCATATGAAAATTACCCAGTTTTCTAGGAACTATATACACATCTTTAATTCCAAAACCTTTGATAATTGATTGTCCAGTAATAATTCCTTCAAACAAAGAACTACCTACTTGAGTAATAGTAATATCAAGATCATTGGTTCCATTGGCACCATTAGTAAATTTAGTACCTAATACTTTAACTCGGTCATTTACATTATATCCTTCACCTTTTGCTTTAATGCCGACATTAAATGCTCCGCTAGTATTTAAGACAACAACTAAAGCAAGACCTTGACCAGTAACAACAGCATTAGTAACGCTATTTGTGCCATTCACAATATCAGATGCTACAATTGTTTCAATTACGGTGTCAGCTACAGTTGGTGCTGTTCCAGTAAATGTGAGATTAACAGCAGTTCCTTGTGGATCAGGAACATATGAAAAATTAATATCAGTCCTAGCAACTTGAACATTAGGAGGACTAAGATCTCCTGGTTCAAATCCACCAACAGAATCCCCAAGATAATTTTTAATTAAAGCAAGTGCTTCTGGATTATCAATTTCATTAGGAGGTCCACTTGTCCCTGTATTAATAGTTTGATATGTAAGATTTACTTCACTACCATTTGGTTGTGATCCTGCTGTATGTGTAGGACCAGAGTTACCCAATTTACCAGAGATAGCAGTAGCACTAACTAAAGATACCGTATAATATCTGGTTTGATAAAGAATAATATCTCCGCTATATACCGTTTTATCAGCAGACCAACTGATTGTATTTGCTCCAGCATACAATCCAAAATATGTTGTAGAAATATCAGCAAGTCCCTTATCTGCTGTCAACGGCAATCTAAATGTTCCTGTATAATTAGGAAAAATTCCCGTAAAATTTTGTCCACCATATGTATCTCTTAAAACACGAGCTAATAAAGGATAATCAACCGCATTTAATTCTTGAGCATTACATAATAACCATCCATCAGGAATTTCCGATAGATCACCACCCCATGGTTGTACAGCACCAATGGGGCAAGCTTTTTGTGTCTTTACTACGTTGTAACCTGCCATGAGTTTCTTAGATCTCCATTAACCACCAACCCTGTGCCGAAGATGGGGCACCTGTTGATGTATTGTCGTAATTTGTATTACCAAGATAAATCATTCCGAAAGCAGCGTGAGCTGTTTGAACTACTAGTTCTCCACCATCATAATTAGTACCACTGAGGTCAGGAATATTACCATTAGTATTATCCCCCTGTACAGTAATACCATCTTTAGCTCTCATTCTTAAAGAGATGTTGAAAGTTAGATTACCACCAACATCAACAATTCTCACCATATCCCCAGTAACTGGGTTTGATGGTAATCTAATTACAAGATCAGCAGAAGGAGAAACAAAGTAGTTAACATTAACCGCTGCTGTGAAATCAGATTCACCAGCGCCAACAAATTCCCACTTTCTAGCACCATTTGGTGTAAAGAATCCATCTTGTTTAGCGAAGTTAATAGCGCCGCTTCTTTCAATTTCAAAGAGAGGTACTTCATCACGGGTTTCTTTAAATGTAAGTGTAATATTTCCAGATGTAGCAGCACCAGATCCATGTGTAGGTGGTATGGTGCCAGTTTTGGGAGCACTAGCAGGAACGGATGTAACCTGATAGATATTAGCAGAATACCAAATGTAGTCATTAACATCATAGGCAGTTTCTGCTTGCCATTCAGTTGCTGACTGATAGACATCCTTAATCTTATTAACAATTAGATTACCACCGTTAACTTTTAATGTTCCCTCCATTAGATTGGATCCGTTTCCAATGCTATTGATGACTCCACTAACAGAAAGTGTTCCAGAATCATTACTAAGAATCATTCTAGTATTATTTACATTATCACCAGTAACTTTAAGATTACCACCACGGAATAAAGAGTTACCATTAGACGCGAGAACCGTTAATCGATCACAGTTAGGTCCAGATGCCTTCAGATCTCCCTTGAAACAAAGAGTTCCGTTAGCAGAATCAACACTGAATGTAGTTGTTCCATCACCATTATTGGTTGATAAAATTTCAGAACCAGCAGTAGTACTGCCGTTTAGAGTAATTGATTTATTGACATCTACTGTACCAAGAATATTTGTATTCCCATTTGTAGAATCAATAGTAAATTGCTCTACAGGAGAAGTGTCATTGCCATCAGTAACAACAAATCTTTGTGGAGAAGTTGTATTGATAGCAGTAATCAAGGCAAGTTCACTGTCTGTGAAGCGTAAGATATCTCCACTACCAACAGAACCAGAGAAGTCTCCAGTATTAACATCAACTCCTGTTGTGCCAGAAGAAACAGCTGGTAACCCAGAAACCTCGTCAATAAAACTCACATTTTCAGCAAGATTATATCTAACAATAGGTGTATTATCTGGGTGATCATTTCTCAAGAACTTATAACCACTGCTAGTAACACCAGCTGGTAGTCCTGGAGGTGTTCCAGTAATAATGGTGCCATCAGTATTACGCTGATTCATAGCACGCTTAACTTTAACTCTCAGTTTTCCAGCACCAACCGTGTTTAAGTTAGTTAACTCTAGAATAAGAAGAAGTTCGCTATAAGCATTACCAATCGGGGAAAGACCTTGTGTAGATTCACCACCAACAAACTGTACGGTAGTAACGCCAACTGGCAATGGATTCATGTAGTTTTTATCCAACGTGATGGTAGTTCCACTCAATGCTGTGATTTCAGCAACCTTAGTTCCATCAGCAAATGTTACTCCGTCTGTTTCAATTTCAATCTTGTTGATAGTAATACTAGCAGTACTTGTATTAATCCAAGAAACATCAGAAGCAGCAGTAATTTGATTGCCACCACTAGCAGCGGTTCCTGTAAATCGAGTTGGATCAGCTAAAGCAAGACCAGAACGATCAAGTAACAGATAAGCACCCTCAGCAAATGCTGTAGTATCAGATGGAGCATCAAAATTTAGATACCATTCATCAATAGGAGTTCCAACTTTATCATTAGTACCTCCCCAGAAAGCAGCACCATCAGTATCAACTCTACGATCAATTAATTGTCTAGAGAAAAGGTCAATATTGGGATCATCAACATCACCAGCAGAATGTGCTGGAGCAGTAGTACTAAATGATCCTCTAGTAACTTCAAATTCACCAGAATTTAAACCACCAGATAGTGTAACATCACCCATCAATAGTGATGCTGACATAACAGTTAGACTGTTATTGACAGTAGTGAAACCACCTTCAGCACCAAGGAACATTCTAGAAACAGATGAACCAATATCAAGTTTTGAAGTGTTAATATCAAATAGTTTTACATTCTTAGCATTAGATCTGAGGAAGGCATCTCCAGTACCAAGAGGAAGTTTTGTACCAATTGTGATATCACCATCAAAATTAGCAAATCTGTTATAAACTTTCAGGATAGAACCATCAGTCAAACTTGTCGAAGATTTATTGTAAACACCACCGATCTCAACAACAGAAGCTCTAGTAACGTCAGTTGAGTTATTAGAGACCGTGCCAAGTTTAACAATTGACTTATAAGCAGTTGTCTTACTATGAACATTAAATACTCCTTCATCAACAGCAGTACCAATATTAAATATTTGATCGCCAGCACTAGTACCTAAGTTGAATACCTGAGGAGCACTAGCAGTGTCAGTAGCGTTAACAGAAGTAGCAAAATTAATTGTTTTAGCGTCACTAGCAAATGCTAATTGCTCAACATTACCAGATAGTAAACTAAAACTATTGCTGGTGCTTGTTAAAGATCCGCCATTTACGGCAAGGTTCTCTTCAAACAGAGCATTTTCCGTCAATCTCATATCACCAACAACTGTTAGTGTGTGATATGTCTGACCAGCACTTACATTAAGACCAACTCTACCACCACTGTGTAGTCTAGCAGTTCCATCAGCCTGAAGACCATTTGTAGTAGAAACTCTAAATGTAGCAGAATTATTTGGAGTTACCGAATCTCCACCGACTAATAGAGCGTTATCAACTTCGTTGAATGTTCTAGCAGAAAGTTGAGAATTTAATAGATAATTTGTAGTAGATAGTTGCTTACCACTAAAGAAAGCATTACCAACAACATCCAAGGTTGCTCTAGGAGCTGTAGCAGCAGAAACAAATCCGTCTTCATAATCACTATGAGCAGTTCTAGCGATAGTATTGATTCCTAATCCATACAAACCAGGAGTTTCAGTATTAGTTCTAAGTGCCTCAGCACCTAATACACCAACTTCTTTCCACTCATTTGTAGAAGGAGAAATTTTAACATTAGTTCCTGCTGAATTGATAGCAGTAGGATCCGTTCCAGAAGTTGTTACAGTGAATGGACCTTGAATTTCAAAGTAGTTAGCACTAATATCTGTAACAACTCTCAAACCGTTAATGGTAAGGAATCTACCTTCCAATCCTTCAAGTTTAACAATACCACCTTTGACAATTCCATTAGCAGAAGTAGTTTGATTCGTTCCCATATTAAATCTAACCGTGCTGCCCGTTGGCGTACCCATGGCACTAACTTCAGCAATATTAGATGTAACATCTGTATAGAAATTAGCAAAGATCCAACCCCATGATCCTGTTTCGCCTACTTGCTGACCTTTGAGGATAATGTCACCTGATTTAGGATTAGCTTTTAAATTAGGAACATTAGTTCCATTTTCATCAACAGTTGCTGGTCCAAAACGAACTTCTATTCCAATCGGAGAAGAAGTATCTTGATCGGGTCTGGCATTAGATGGAGTATTAGCACCAGGATCTACATGAGTTCTGATACTATAATCTTGACCAGATAGTAGTGAACTACCACGTGGGTTAAGTCTATAGATAGCAGAGAAGATCTGGTTCTGGTGAATAACTACGTCGCCGTTAGACTCAATGAGACTTCTATTAAAGTTCTGAGAATCTAAAGTAATATCTCCACCTAAAGCTGTATCAACATTAGAAACAACGGTGAAAGCATTTTCTTCGTCAGAATCAACGTTAATTGTTACTGGATTGTTGAATAAGGCATCACCATCTACCGTAATCTCCTGTTCAAATACAACAGGTAGTTCAAAGGTAGTAACAAGACCGCCTACATCCTCATCATCATCCTCAGACTCTAGAAGTTCTGCTCTCTCAAGGAATGTCTCTTCACCTGTAATAGCGTTGATCTTACGATTACCAATATAGAGGTCACCGTTAGAGTTTAGACCCGTGTAGAAGACAATACCGCCGTCTTCACGTTTTGCTTGAGCATAGAAGTCTTGGATATCTGATAGAACAACTTCCTGACGAAGTGGGAAACCAGTTGAGTAGTTACCAGGACCAAATCCAAGATACTCAAATGTGTGGTTACCAGATCTAGCAATAGAAGGACGACGAAGTTCGACATATAGTCTATTTTCTGTCGGGAATTTAGAGTCACCAGAGATAGGAATCAATCTATCTTCAGAACCAGAAGCAGCATTACCACCTTGGGCTTCAATTTTATTAGTTGTAAACGTATATCTGTCTAAAGCAGGGTTAGAAACAAGTTCTTCCACAACTTCTTTTGTTGAGCTATTCTTATAGTCGTTAGTTGTAACGAGACCATGAACAAAGTTATCAGCAGCACAAATAGTTGATGGAGTATCAAGAATTGTAGTGTCTCTGGTCGTATCTGGACGAATCTGGAACCAAAGTGGATCGTTCTTATAGTTAAGAGGATAAAGTTGTCCAATTGGTTGAGAGAACCTAAAGTTTCTGAAGTTTTCACCAACACCAGCACCAGTTGGGAATGGAGAAATATTACCTTTAACACAAGTTAGATAGTAAATACCTTCTTGCTGATTAGGAATACGACGCTTAATCTCTTCAACATCAAAAATGTAGAAGGTATCTTCAATCTCACCAATATCTTCGACAGATTCAATATAATATTCGTTACTATCATCATCACGGATAACATCACCAGGAGTCATCGTAAAGACGTTAGTCTCTTTATCACTATAGAGATAATCTTCCTTCAGTGATTTGGACAAGGAAAGATTAGGTGAACCAATACTATCTTGCTTGGCAAGTAGCTTGGCATAGATTAGTTGCTGGTTGCCATTACCATCAAATACAGGATCATTATCAGCATCTAAAACAGGTTGGTAAAGAGTTGTAGCTACAATTGAATTATATTCAACTGTTTCTCTTTCTTCATTGTTCTCTTCTAGTTCTTTAAGGACTAAGTAGTGATCATCTGTACCATCTGGGTTGAAGTATGCCTGAACATAACCAGAACCACTAGCAAATCCATTCCAGAAGATTTTGTTTAAACTATTATTTTCAGAAGTATTAACTCTAAAGTTTCCACTTCCGCCTTGAGGAGCAGCAATTTTGACAGTAATAAACTGTTCATTTCTTACAGCATCATCAGTAATTGTTAGATCAAAGACAGTCATCTCCAACTTACCGTTGGCAAGTGTTCTAGCAGATTGAATACTGAAAGCAACTTTAGAATCAGTTTTATCAGAAGTAATCTGTTTTACATTTGTACTGTTGTATGGATCGTATGTAAAGGCGTTGTTATAGTTAACATCGTCAGTATCAATACCAAGTTGCTGCTGAATAGTTCCGCCTAATGTTTGAACTGGAATTTGGAACAATGCTCTGGTAGGAATACCACTCTGGTTTGGAGTAAGTACAATTTTCTGAGGTACAAGTCTTCTTGTAGTATCAGTTCTTGCCTTAAGAACAAATCCATTGAGAGGATCACGAACGCCATCAGCAAACTTAGGAATAACATAGCGTAAACGATAGATTCTATCGAGAGCAGTTCTATCATCCTTAAGTCTTTCAAATGTGATGTTCTTAGAACGAGAATCCTTAAGGTCATTACCGATCTCATTCATTCTAGCAGTGATGTTTGTAGCAACATCATAATCATCAGTTACTTGAATGTACCACTGACCAGTTGTAGTCTCTTGATTATCTGCTGCTAAAGCACTGTCATCTCTAGTAGGATCGAACAGAACGGGAGATTCACGTTTGTTAGCAAAAACATAGAAGTCAGAACCAAATCCGTTAGCAAAAGTAATGCTTGGAGATCCAGCAACAGCAGATGCCTTGGTTTCAAATACAGCAAATGTTTTTTCTGTTAAATATCTGGCATAGTATACTTGATTAATATCAACTAAATTGCCATTAGGAAGCTGTGGTAATGTAGATCCAGTCCCAAACGTTCTGAAGAAGATTGCTTGTACGTGCTGTTCACTTCCAGGAACATCAAAGATATGAGGTACATCGCTTTCAATAGCATTTGTCTGTCCCGTTGGGAAATTACAAACATACTGATGAAGTTTGTAGTTATCATCAAGAACATACTGATAAAGATCAATCTCTACATCATAATCTACTGACTCAGTTTCAGATGAGTACATGTAGATACCAGCAGCAGCATTCTCTTTCGTTGTTGCTAGCATCAACTTAGTAGTTTGTAAACTAGTAAATGTACCAGGATACGTAGTTCCATCAGAATAATCTTCTGGTTGTGTAGTTCTACCAGGAGCAACTACATAGTAGACTGTATTGGTATTAAACCCTTTTGGAAGTCTAATAACGCGCTTGTCTACACTTTCAACTGCCACACCAGTTCTAACTCTAGGAACAAGTCTAACAGGTGTTCCAGTTTCAAAGTAATGGGGATTAGAAGAACCACCTCCAGTATTAACAGTAAATACAGTTGCTCTAGCAGCAAGATTAGCAGTATCGATAACTGGTTGTACTCTAGTAGCAACGTTAAATGTCGGTTCGGTTCTAGTAATTCCATTTAGATCACCAGGATTTCCAGGAGTTCCAATACCTTGAGTAACAATGGAAGTTAACGTTGTAATTGAAGAGGCAATATCAGCACAGTCAGTCGATTGACCTTCTACGGTAGAAGTATATTGACCAGGAAGTCCAGAAATATCTCCTAAAACACCAAAATCTGTTACTTGAGTAAGTCCATGAGAACCAGCTACACTAATGTTCTCGTTCCTCATTACCGAGATAGCAAGATCTCTAGCTTTGAGCATTGCCTGGACTGATTGAACTCGTTCGCCTTCCAAAAGGTTTGGTTGAGTTACATATAGTTTAGAACCATCATAAACTTTATCGTTACCGCCGTACTTAATATTATAAGCAATAGTTTCGATAACATTAACAATATCATCAATACAATCTTGAGGATCACCAGTTGGAGGAACAAAACTACCATTTCCTGGTTCTGCCAACATCCTGGCATATGCTTCAGCAGCAATAAAATTCTTGTTGGTAATAATTAAATTGTGAGCATCAACTTCAGTTCCGCCAAGAGGAGTTAATCCATTATTAAGAATTAAGTTAAATTCAGTGAAATAACCTTGAACAAGAGTAGCAATATCAGCACATTCAGGATACCAGTCATCAGCAGTAGGAGGCCAAGCAGTCGTGTCCTGAAGAACAGAACTATCTCTAACTGGATTAATAGCACTGAAACCACCAACTAGAATATCTTCACTATCAGATCCACTAGCAGTCTGGGGGAATTCAAAATGTAGAACTGCTGAACTACCTGTTTTACTAGCAGCAACGGCATTACCATATGATGCCGATAAAATATTGTTAGCATCAGTACTAAGTTGGGGCATCGTATTGCCAATCTCAATCTTAGTAGAGTCGAGAACTTGTCTTACATATACTGTACCAGTAATTTGTGGATCAGTAGTAAATGGAATAGCAGTATTACGATTTAGTCTTCCATTAGTAAAGTTCGTGGCATTGTAAGCATACTGCCTAACTTCCATACCAACCAAGATACCCTGAGTATTGCCGATGTCAACAATACTGGATCCGAGAGTAGTTTCACAATCTCTAATTACATAATCATAATTTCTCATCGTAGCGATGATTAAGTTCTTAACATAGTCATATGCTTCGATAGACTCGTTAAGTTCGCCATCAATATAAGATAAGGCACCACCTACGTAGTATGCTTCTGCTGCTTGAATACTATTGATGTTGCCACCAACACGTAAATCTTGAATTACCGCATCTACAATATACCCAATATCTCTCTCACACTTATTAATAGTAATATTAGTGTTAGTCTGAAGAGCAGGATATCTGGTAATAATATATTTGTATGCTTCATTCTGAATAAACTCTTTGTTAGTTTCGAGAAGATTAGAAGCATCCTGAGCATTGTTATTAATGCTCACACCATCTGGATTAAGAGTTTCTAGAGAAACCGAATACTGTTTAAATCCAGTTGGAGTTAAAGTTTCTTGATAGAAAGCAGTACCACCACCAGATTTTGG